TTAAGTTGAGGTATAACCGGTACTATTGAGCTAGCCGTTGCAATTTGTTTAGCAACGTAGGCAGGAGGTGCTGGTGGAGATGTAGCGATACTCTTACAAAGAGTTTCGAATTGAGAAATAAAATCATCCAACCAGTCGATAGAAGTTTGACCCAATAGTACAGGTTCTATCTCCTTAAAGGCGTCTGTTCCTAGATAGACTTTAGTAGCATCTAAAGCTACATAATCTTCTCCATCTATACCAACAACTTTTCCATTTAGTCCAATACCTTCAACAGCAGAAAGAAATATACCTTCTTCTTTAGCATTGAAAAATAACCGTCCTCCATTTAGTAGGATTTGATTACCTTTATATGCATCTGCTTTATCAGGTTCAGAATCCCAAGCATCTCTTTTATCGTTAGCTTGAGTTAGTTCAAATTTATGATCAGCTCCTAAATATATAGAATTAGGATCTTCATTTATATCTTCTACTACAGGAGTAACTCCATCTGCAGGTTCTTTCCAGCCATTAGAAAGTATAGCGTAAGGTTCACCGTCATTACTGCTATCAGTAAATTCGTTACTATCAAATTTAGATCCTCCAAACCTTAGTGTTGTGCCGAATCTACTTTCCATTATTACATCTCCGGGAAATGCCTGTATCGGCGGGATGTTGTCTTTTTCTTTAAAGTGTTCTCCTAGATCAACAGAAGAGCCTGGTCCTGATTGAAGTGTATCAGGTGCTGCATTGTGGTGGGGTGAGTTCCAGATTCCAACTATAGCAGTCCAATATACTTTCTTTCTTGCTGGATCTGATGGGTCTCTTTCGTCTGATGGTAGCCTTTCTACTCTTACTATTTCGTTCTTTAATGGTATCTTTTTAAATTCCGATATACCACTATATGCAAATTTAAGAGGTTGTTCTCCGTCTTCAAGAGTAGAAGCATCTATTTCTCTATAAAAAACACCGTATAGGGCATTAGAGAAGCCTCTCAATCCATATTCTGGATGGAAAGAGTCTTGAATCACATCAACAACTCTGCCAAATATAGCCCCAGTCCCTGGTGATCCTCCGCCGCTGCCTCCTGCCGAAGCATTTCCGAACGATTTAAACATCTTTTTTCTTGTCTTCTTCTTCTACTTTATTAGGTACTTCTTCTATTTCTTGATCTAATTGTTCTTGCTCTTCTAGTAGGTCTTGTATATCAGAGAAATCAAACATTTCACTTCCATCACCTCTAGCAGCAATAGCTTCTAGCCTTTGAACCACCGTGGCTAATTTAATTAAATGCTCATCATTCTTTACACCTATCTCCATATATTCTTTAATCATAGGTACAATCAGAGTTGCATCGCCAATGTTCTCTATAAGAGGCTTTAATTCACCAATTAATGCTTTTACTTGACCTTTAGTCTCTTTAGAGTTATCGTAAATTTCACCAAAAAGATCAGATAGAGTCTTACCATTAAATATTTCTTTATCTAAACTCATAGTCTAATATATTTTTATATAAATAGATTATAACACTTTATTTGATATTAATCCTTGATCATAAAGATCTTGATACTTATCTCTAAAGTTTAATTTTAGTTTAGTAATTACTCTAGTTAGATTAGGAGTATCGCAGTCAGTCATTTCCCTTATGTAGATATAAAGTGCTTTCTTTTTAAATATTTCTAGATCATTTCTAGTCCTAAATAATGTAAGAACAGCATCAGCTATTTGCTTTTCGTGTTCTTTCTTAAACATCTCATCTAATATATCATATACTGATTCAACCCATCTATCGATAAACTGGGCTAATGTGATTCCGCTATCGTGGTCTAATGCTCCGGTGTCAGGTACATAACCATCTGCTACATCATCCCATGATCCTATCTGTTTTAACTTTTTATAGTTCTTATTATTGTAGTTAATTAACCACCTTTTTACTATTGTTCCAAAATACGAATAAGCTTTAGCCCCATTAGTAGGGTCGAACTTCATAATCTTCTCCTCTAATAAAACAGAAACGATCTCATGTTTGAGATCTTCTATTTTTTCTACGTCGGTGTAGTAAAACTTAAATGTATGTATTATATTCTCTGCTAACTTGTAGAAAGGTAAGTAAATGTGTTCTGTAAAGATTCTATTTCTGTACTCTGAATCTGTTGAGGTGTTATATTTTACTATGTAGTCTTCTGTTTCTTTTGTAAAGTAGTTAGCTTTTGCCTTCTTCCTTGCCATAATTTTCGGGGAGCATATATGTATCGAGCTCGCTTTGTATTTCTTTTAATTTATCAAAAAAATAACCGACCTCGTCATCGCTCTGAAAGACCCCTTTTTCGTCTAGCTTTCTTAGGTGCATTTGTGAATCTCTAATTAAATCTGAGATTCTTTGAAGATATCCTGTTTGATCTACTGTAACATCTTCATACTTTTCTACTTTTATAAGTAGGTTTCTTAAAATATAGATAAAAATTAACAATATTCCAACTAAAACGGAAACTATTACGTTGTATAATGAGAAAAAATCTGCCATATTATAGTTTTTTTAACATATTACTAAGGCCTTCTGAGGAATTTACTCTTTTACCTGTAGTAGATTTTGTTTTTTGTGTTTTTGGTATAGTAGTACCCCCGTTTCTCTTCCACATATCGTACTCAACCTTAGAGGCTAAGAAGTCTGCTGTGTGTAGTACTGATATAATTGAGGTTTTCTGCCTAGAAGACTCCATATTACTGAAAAAGTACGCTTCATTAGCTTTATCAAACACACCATCATGTAGTCTTATACCTAAAAACTCATTTTTAGACACTTTAATACCGAATTTCTGCAATATAAACAGAGATCTGTCGGGAATAAGCATGAAATCTAAGTCTGGGTTGTAAGTATACATTTCTGATAGCTTGTCTTGACGCCATTTATCAGTCTGAGGTAGGTAATTAGGTGAATCACCATCTCCAAGCTTACCTAAGTCGTGGAAAAGTGCGGCAAATACAAGTTCCTCTTCTGTAAAGTCAATTTCTCCACCCATTTCTTTATATAACCTGGATTGCTTTACCGCATATTCCACTACTCTATTGACATGATCAACATATCCCCCTGGGAATGCATTATGGTACCACTTTCTACCACTAGCTGGTGCCATTACATAGTTTTCCTCCATGTGGTTAAGTAGTTCTTTTATAGAATCTTTACGGTCACCAATGTAAGTATCAACTATCTTAAGGTGTTTTTCCCAATTTTTCTGAATTTGTTCTGCTGAAAGCATAAAATTTACCTTTTTAATATTTTATATCGTTATATTTATATATATTTATATATCTATATATTATTTATATTATATTTTTTATATATTTATATAACATATCTTTAAGATATATAAATTTTTTCAAAGAAGCAACTATTCTACAATAAATTTTGCTTCGTAGTGATCTTTCACTATAGAATTTTCACCTGCATCCCATAAAACTCTCATATATACGGTAATAGTATCATTAATCATTTCTGGAATAAAAGGTCCTAAGTACCTTCTAGAGGTTAACTGACCATTCTTTTTAGAGAAACGTATACCTGTTGGTTGGGCTATATTTACTACCTCACCGGAATACTGTGTCAAATTCACATCCGTCCAACCTGCCGGTAGAGGAAGACCGGAAGATGTATAATTTCCGAAAGGTGTATAGTAGGGAACAGAGATAACTAAACTATCTCCTATAACCCAACTAGTATTGCTATCAAACCTCGCCTCTAACACCGACTCTCCGTTATATTGCCAAAAAGGATCTACATCCGAAGCAGTAACATCTACAAAGAAGTAGGGTAAGTACTCTCCTGTCCAATCTAAAGGTACGTGATAATAACCGTTAGCATCTTTCTCATAGTTCCAAAGCATTTGAGCTTGACAGCCATCGAGACAGGTGTCGGGCTTTAAGGGTTCAACTTCGCATGAAGCGAGTAGTATTAACCAAGTTACGGCCGCCGCGCGAAACGCGCGCAAGTTGCACCGCGATTTATTTATTGTTTTCATCTATAACCATTTTATAAGGTTCTCCTATTCTCTTTATAACAGATTTAGCATCTTCTACAGTGATATAAAAGAACTCTTTTTTATTATTTACTCTAAAGCCTTCTTTTTGAAGGTATACATGTATTTCTTTTTCTAGATCGTGAGCATTAAAACAAGGGTAAGCCCATTCTACTATAAAGTCTTGAGCAACACCGGTAGCACTATTTATCTGCTTTACTCTCTCAGAAGGTTTATTCTTTGTAAAGCCTATTTTAACTATATCAGGCATAGTATTATTAGATAGTACATATATCCACTGACTTCCTTGCATCCCTACGGGTATCTTATTTCTTAACTTACGGTTAGTATAATACGTAACGTCTTCCCAGCCTTCGGCTAGTTTCTGAGGATCAGTACTAGGCGTTAACGTAAACCCATATATAGGGGCATCTGTTTGGTCGTGATCGGCTTTGATTAGATTCGAAGCTTCTTTTTTAGATAGTCTTTTTAAACTCATAACCTTTATTTACAATAAATATAAGAAATCTTTGTCAGGGAGGCAACTATTTACAGTACTTTTTTTATTGAATTTTCATCTATATATGTATCTAATAATAAGTCTTGGTATCTCTTTATAGTAGCACATTTCTCATAATGCTCTATTTTCTCAAAATACCTTAATAAAGTTTCTAATCCCATAAAGGTTTCATCTCTACCAAATGAATCAGCTATCTTATATATTTTATTAAACCTAGTACTGTCTATTCTATCTAGATATTGATAAAGCTTAGTGAAGTATTTATATTTAGTTAGATCTCTTACGTTTTTATAATGTTCTGGATGTCTTCTCATATACATCATATCCATTATAGCGTAATTCTCTACACCTCTTAGTACCATTCCCATTAGAACAAAAGGATTATTGAGCTGATCCTCTACTCCATGCTCTTTGTAGATTTCTTCATCACCAGCTTCAAATATAGAAAACAAAGTATCTTTATCTAATGGTTGCATATTCATAAATAGTAGTTGGAACTATGAATTATATTTCTTATATTTAAATAAATTAGTTATGGATTTTAAAATAATAGGATTAGCACACGGACCATTACTTGGATTTCAATATATTGATAAAGAAGATGAAGATGATTGGACAGAATTCAATATTTACCTCTTAGTAGTATGTCTTTCTTGGAGATTTTGGTAAAAAACCCGTATAGGTAAAAATTTTTCCAAAAAATTTCCCTAAGATCTGTTGGAAACCTGGTAAAAAGTTCTTATATTATTAATATATGACGATTTGAACCAGTGAAAACTATAGAAGACATTGTTTACTCCGCAATCTCCCATGGAGCAAGAGATGAATTATATAACGAAGTTGGTAAAATACAAAAAGAGGACAATTCTCCCACTGAACTCATACTTGTATACGAAGAAGCATATAGAAGAGTAGTAAGTAGACAGTAAAATATGGAAAATTTAGTTATGAGCGATACAGCAAGTAGTACTCTGAGTAGTATGGGCGATGTATATTCCAGTATGCCTATAGTATTTATAGCCTTAATAGCGTTATTATGTACTAGTGCTTTATTCATATATAATGAGAAGGTTGAAGAAGTGGATAATAAATAATCAAGTACCATTAGCTTGGTGGTTTATAATATTATTTACTATATTCTTTTGGTGGAATGTATTCTCTTGGATATTCTAATATATAAATATATATAACCTATACCATGAAATCTAGCAGAATTATGCAAATAGGTATGGAACTTTCACGCAGACTACCAACCCCTTAGGGAACTATACTGTCACTGTTATATCACCGTTAGGTCAAATTGCCGGAAGTCGGCCGGTAGGCCTCCATCATCTTTCTACCCACAAGGACAAAATACCCATAGGGCGAAGTAAAGAAGGTAGAACACTAGAGCTATAAATAGAAAGGAAGTAATAGCATCCCAGTTACGTCTAATAGCCTCTATAGTAGATCTTATAATAGATACCATATGTAGTTTATTTAATAACGTTAATACCATATAAAGGAAACGTATATGTAGTCTTCTGGTTCATCATATCGTATGTATAACACTTCATAGTAGTCTTACCGATAGATTGTATATTCATACCCCTGAATGTATCCCATATACTATAGTTCATTGATGTATCATAGGACGATTTATAGGCCTTGATCTTATATTGGTTAGGGTTACCTGAACGGTCACTACCGTACTCCACTACAATATCATCACCATCCTCCAATGATTCAATTAACTCTCTTAAATCTTTTGACTTGTTTACCTTGTCTGAATATGTCATAACCTTTATTTTTATACCTTAATATAAGAAGAATATCTCGAATAAACAACTATTTCGTAAGGTTTTTTTGTTCTATATAGAGAATTTTTTGTTAGGGGCACACACAGGACTGATGTTTCTACCCTATCTTCCATACACCTACCTATGTTTATTCTATATAACGTTATATATCTTTATATGATTCTATAAGTATATCTATATATGA